TTTTGCCAATTCCTCGGGCGGCACACCTGCCTTGCGGCCTGCGTCTACCACTTCCATGATTTGCCGGAAAAACTTTAGCCTCTCCGCTTCGGGCAGTGCTTTGACCTGTTCTTGGAATGTCATATCTTCTCCTTAATTGTTTCTACCAAAATGTCGAACCACTCATGCGTGGTCTTGGCCTTACCCAACCCCTCCATCGGATTGATCGCGGGGCGCAGTTCTTTGATGAGCTGCAGGACTGCTTGAAACCCATCCTTGACCCCTTGGTCATAGCTTTCCATGACCAGCCTGGTGAGTTCTTCCTTTGCGTTCACGTGTTCTTCTCCTTGAGTTTGGTTTCAGTCCAACGCACTGCGTATTCACGATCTCCAGTCGAACATTCTCCAGTTACAGGGTCAACATAGCTTTCCCAACAAGCCTCGTGAAACTCCTCATCCGTCAGCCCTACCCACTCACGCTTTGGAGACAAAGCCCACACTTGCCCCAGCGGCGTGAACAAGGGTGAGTCTCTGTCTGTGCTAACCACACCGTTGCTTGGGTCGTACCACGCCACAGGCCCTTGCTCCAGTAATTTATCTTGTGTCATGTCCACCCCAATCCTTTGCTGACGGCAACAATTAAAATAGTTATGCCGACAATAGTTCCGAACCGTCTCTCACAGTGTGGTGCTACATAAATTGTGCCGACCAGCACGAGCATTTGTGTTTCAGTCATGCTTGCCCCCTCTCTCGCAGTTCCTTAGCGTTTGCTTGCAGCAGGCTGCGCCAGCTTGGGTTTTCACAGGCCATGGCATTTGCGTCGAGGATCGCGGCGCATGCCTCGCGTTCCGCCAGGACTGCTTCGTCAATCAACATTCGCGTCATGCTCCACATGTCTGTGACGAATTTATTGGAGGTAATCGGTTTGTTCATGGCTTCCACTCCTGGTACCAGCCTTCGACATACATCTCGTGAAAGGCCCAGGCCACGAGCCACGTCCAACTGAGCTTTTCATCGCGGGTAAAGGTAACCTTTGCCATCATCAGGCAGAGGTTCTTACTGGGCGGGGTCATCATGTCTCTTCCTCCAGTGGCACATCACGCCATTCGCCACGATTGGGTGATGGCAAAGTGTTTCCGTCTTTGTCAGTGATGTGTACTGCCAGCACTATGTTTTTGTCTTCCCACCATTGCTGAAGTGTGCGTATCTTTTTTGGGCGGTAGCAAACCTCTATTCCGTGTCGATCAGTTACCTTTACATCGTGTTGCTCAAAGCCATCCGCACGCTCAATAAAGCGCAGTTTTGGTGTTGGTGTCATCGCTTCATCCCCCGAATGTACTGAGCAAAGCTCTGCACCGTATCGCGGCCAAAGGGCAGGGCAAACTTGGTCTCCAACTCCACCGCCACCTCTTCGATGGCGTCATTGCGGGTCAGGTGTGCAAACTCGGCCGGGTGTGAGTGCACGTCTATATGGGCGACCTCTGGGGTCTCGGCCCTATGAGGGTCGGTCGTATATTTTCCGCATTTCATGCACTTCAGGCTTTGCGTGTCCGTGTAAAAATGCCAGTTGTGTTTGCACGGCTGCATTAAAACTTCTCCTTGTAAAACTTGCCGATCACTTCGGCCAGCTCGTGGATATGAAAGTCTCCGCCTTCGCCACCAAAGTTGGTGATCCAGATCATGCCAGGCTGAATGCCAGGCGTGAGGGTCCAGCCGGCGATTTTGACCTCGTAGCGCTCGCGCGCGTCCTTGAAGCCCTGGTCATAAGCCACCTGCGCCTTGCACGCATCTTCAATGGTCATCAAGGTGTACTTCTGGCATTCTTCCCAGACAAACTGGGCGTTTGTTTCACCAATCATTTTGCGTTCCGCTTTGGTTAATTGTTCCCACCAAGATTGAAATGTCATTTCCCTTGCTCCTTGTTCTTGAATCTGTCGCTTACGCCACCCGGTCACGGCCAACCCCAAACAGCCCCGTGATCCGCGACCAGGCCAACTTGCGCAGGGACACTGCAGCCAACTTCTTCTCGAGCTTCAGGACCGTAAAACCCAGCTCGAGGTTTGCGCCCACCAGCTCGTCAATGTCTTTGCGGCACTGTGCCAAGCCCTCACTAAACCCTTTGGCATGGGCCTCGGCTGCCACATCTTTAAAGGTGCGGCGTTTATATTTAGTCCGTGTCATATTGGTTTTCCATGTGTTGAAAGACGATGTGTTCCAAGTTGGCCAGGTCTTCCCCTGTCATCTCGCTCTCCAGCTCCGGGTAGGGTTGGCCGTCGAGGTGGAGGATTTCCCATTCCCCACAGCCGCCCTCTTCTGGATGGCTGTCGCCCGGGTCCGCGCGCAGGATGGGGGGCAGGTACGGCTCCCAGTACGTCACGCGGACGATGCAAAGGATGCCATTGATGCTGTGTTCAAACTCAGTCATGCTCTACCTCCGCCACCTGCACTTTGATGTTGCCATCTTGGATGTGCTTGAACAACTGGCGCTGGAAATCCATGCGCATTGCATTGGTGTCGATGACCAGGAACGCTTCCCCTGATTGCACCAGGCCAGCGGTCAAGGTCCGTGGCGCGCGGGTCTTGATCCGTTCACTGCCCATCTTGTAATAGGTAATTGGATCGCTCATAGCGGCATGTCCCCGTGCCATGGTTCGTCGGCCATGCGCTTTAGATTGAAGATGAACCTGTATTGCGGATGCACCTTGACGAACAGGCGCGCGTAGAACGCAATGTGGTTGTTGGAGATTTTGAAGTCTACGCCTGTGGTGGTCATCGCCACCTCCCAGCGGATACGGTTGATGATGAGCCAGTGGCTGATCTTCCTGTGGCCGGCGCTGATGGCCTCGAGCGTGAATCGTTCAAAGTAACCCCACACCAAGGGGTTACCTGCGTTGAACGCGTTGAACTCACGCTGCCTCAAATGAAACGGCGTGTTCATGCTCATCGGTCATTCCTTTCTTGCTCGTCCATCCAAAACCAAAGTTTCATCAGGCCGATCAGGACAAGGCCGGCGACGATCATGCCAAGGCCGCCCAAAAGAATTGTTGCGACGATGGTCTCTGTCATGACTTGATCTCCAACAAAGGCTTATCGTGATCAATGTCCACGTACTCAGAGTACAGACTGATTTCAAGGTCGCCCTCAGGCGTCTTGATTTCAATGGTCCGTGTAGCGTAGACACTGTCCGGGCCAGCGCTGTGTTTAATAGGACTGACGGTGATGTTGGTCACCCGATGAATATTCAAATTGAAGTTCATGACTTTCTCTCTTTCTGTTGATGGAAATTAAATTATACGTGTATCGTACCAGTTGTGTCTAGTACTTTCCCTAGGTCTTGTAAAAAACCCAGGCAGCTATCAAGCAGAGGGCGTATACCCTCCACCTGATAAGGTTGAAGTAATCTTCAACGCTCACCGCTCGACTCCTTCAAGGCGGTCTGCCACCAGCTTGGCGTAGCCGGCAATGTCCACCCAATGGTCGACTTTGTCGGGGTTGCCGTTGACGATGCGGCCGATCTTGTGCACGATCATCTCCAAGGCTTCCCACTGGTCATCAGCAAAGGTCTTGTCGTGACTGGCCGCGTGGTCCGCGAGCAGTCGTTTGATACCCTGCATCAGTGCAGCGCCGTCCTTGAACTTGCCGTAGTCCTTGGCCCGCTCGTCGAGGGTCTCGTCCACGTCGGTCCCTTCAACCTCTTCCAGAATCTTTGCCCAGGAGCTGAGAGGAGGCATCGGCACCATTTCAGGCGGCTTCCACTCCTCTTGGATTTGCTTGCGCAGCTTGTAGGTCATGGGCTTGGACGCCTGGAACTTGATGGCCACCTTGGTCGCATCGGCATCTGGATGCTTGCGAAAATACTCGCGGATTTTGTCTGACTTGTTCACTTACTTTCTCCTTTTCTTTGCTTCGGTTTTTCAATGACTTTTGTCACTGATTCTGTGGTGGTGAAACGGTGCTCGTTTGCGCATTCGTATCGCCGGTATGTGAAATTGTTTTGGAGGCGCGCCCGTGTTTCTTTAACGGATACCCAGGCCTGGCAGATGGGGCATTTCATTTGGGACGGTGGAGTAAAAGGGATTGAATAAACCTCTCGTCTCGCAACATAGGTGCAGGCTTGGGCACATAGGCCACCCCAATTAACACCTTGCCAGTGTTGAAAAATCTGCCTGTTGCAGCAAGTTCTTTAAATACCTTTTGCTCTCGGGTAAGGGCTTGTTTAATCATCGCACTCTTTCTCCTTTCTGTTACTGAGTCTTGATCTTAGCACATCTAGTTCACTTGTCAACAACTCAACTTTCTTTTCTGCATTCAACCAGGCTTCTCGCCACAGTCTCTGATCTTCAATGCGTTGTGCGGCCGCTTCAAGCAGTTCCTCGATGTAGGGGAAGACTTCCTTGACTGAGCGCAGTTCCTCTTGTAGTTTCATTTTCACTCCACGGGTGTTTTAAATATTCTTCACGAAGCAGCCCGTACAGCACCAAGTCTCCACCATCGGGGAAGGCCTTGCGCATGCGCCCTTCATACTGAAAGCCCAGGCGCGAGACAAAGCGCTGGGCGTCCAAGTTCTCGGCACGAATGAGGCCCGTGACCCGTGGCACTTCAAGCACTCTGAACGGCAACTCAAACGACGCGTTGAAGTAACTGCGAGACAGCCAGTGGCTCTTGGGCCGCGCTGCAATGTGCATGTCAATGTTGGTGCCTGTGTAAGCCGAGAACACAGTGACGGCCAGGAAGTCGTCCTTGTCGTCCACCAGGCTCACCGAGGTGACGTCCCCTGTCATGCCGTCGATGCCGATGACCTTCTTGGCCCAGGCTACGGCCTCGTCGACACGTTTAAAGCGCAGGATTTTCACGGTAGTTCTCCGCAATCTCATCTTCAAACAGCATGATCTGCTCTTCTGAAAAGCTCTTGGTGATGTCTACCTGGCGGGGCTTGCCGCTGGGGCCTGTGATGGTCAACAAAATCTTGGTGATGTCCAACAACGCGGGCAGCTCTGTGTCCTCCACCAGCATGGATGGGAGCACTTCAAAAGTGAGTTCGACGGGGAACGTCATCTCGGTCTGGTATTTCATTTTTGGCTTTCTTTTTGTTGGCGTCGATGCGCTGCAAGGTCAGGGACTGTTCGTAGGCGTAGTCAAAGGCGGGCAAGATGATGCTGTACATGTAGCTGCCCATTCCAACCTTGTAAAAGGCTGCAATCTCCTTGAGCATGTAGTACGCCTCTTCGGGCAGGGAGACGCTGATCCAGCGCTGCCCAGCGCGCTTGGATGGAGAGGCGCGCACCTTCTCGTAGCTGTCCTTCTTTGGCCGGCCGTTCTTCCTCGGGCGACCTCTCTTGCGTGCTGCCACACGTACGGACTGACGCACGTATGGCTCTGGGTGAGCAGGCACAACTTGTTCTCGTATCTTTAGCGGCATTACCATTTAATTCTCCTTTCTTAGAACTTATCAGTGTATCGGAAAAAACGGGCTGGAGGCAAGCCCCCAGCCCAAATGCTTCAAGAGGAAATAAGGGGCAACTGCAGTCGGCCCCACCTCAATTATGCAGCCTCTCCCCAACTCGGTCCAGTCTCAACATCCACGCGGGAAGGGACTTCCAGGGTCACGGCTTTGGCCATGAGGTTGGCGGCTTCGCGGGCCTCTTCAATGTTCCTGACGGACAGCGCCACTTCGTCGTGCACTTGCAACAGCAGGCTAAACCCTGCCTTGTGCAGCGCCACCATGCCGGCTTTGGTCTGGTCAGCGGCCGACCCTTGGATCAACCGGTTCAGCCCCTTGTAGGTGCCTGCCCGCTTGATCCGCGAGCCGTATTCCATGACGGCCTGCTCACGCGGCAGTGCCTTGTTCACGCCCCACTCCACGGGCTCCCACAGCGGAAAGCGGCATTTGCGGCCCAGGAGCGTGCGAATGGACCCGCCAGAGGCCGGGTGCTCAATGCGCTTCATGACCGCGTCCACGGTGCCCTTGAGAAATGGGACCTTGCTGTGGAACGTGGCAATCAGCTCGCTGGCCTCGTCCAGGGGCAGGTCCAGTTGGGTGGCCAGCTTGGCCTTGCCCATGCCGTACATCAGGCCCAGACCAATGGTCTTGGCAGCCTTGCGTTTGATTCCGGCCATGTCGGCAACCATCTGATGGAAGTCCGTGTCGGGGTTGTCGCGGTAGGCCTGCGCCATCTTCTCCGCGCCCGGCAGGCCCAGCAAGGTGGCGTAGTGCACCAAGAGGCGCGGCTCTTGGGAGGAGAAGTCATTGGCCGCCCAGACCTGGCCGTCCTCAGGCAGGAACAAGCCCCGCACCATGGGGCCGATGATCTCGTGGCGCGCGGGCACTTGCTGGAGGTTGGGATTGGACGCTGACAGACGCCCGGTGACGGTGCCGCCCTCTTCGTTGCGCATTTGGTTGAAGTGGGTGTGGATGCGCCCGTCCTTGGCGCTGTGCTTCAGGTAGGGCTCCAGGAACGTGCCGTGGGTCTTGTTCAGCTCCCGGGCTTCCAGGATCATCCTGGACATCGGGTGCTCATGGGTGTCCAAAAAGCTCTTGGTGAAGCTGGGCGCGCCGGCAGCGGTCTTGGGGTACTGAATGGCCAGGCGGTCGAATGCGGCGGCAATGGATTGCGCAGCCCAAATGTCCACCTGCATGCCGGCCTGGCTTTTCAAGTACTTCAGGATTTCGGTTTCTTTGGTCCGCATGTCAGCCATGTGGCGCTCGCACTTGGCGCGATCAAAGTTGATGCCCTTCAAGGTGATGTCCACCAAGACCGGCAGCACTTCGGTTTCCAAGTTAAATACCGACTCAACTTCGTCGTTGCGCATGAGCGCTTTGAAGTGATGCCAGAGCTTCAAGGTCAGCGCCGCGTCTTGCTCGGCATAGTCGCCCACGTGCATGGCAGGCAGCTTCCACAGCTCCTTCTTGGGATGCACGCCAAAGTCAGACGCTGACTCCTTCAAGCCCTGTTCAGACTTGATCTCCTTGAGGTAGTCAAAGCCCAGGCTGTTCAAGCTGTAGGCAAAGCGGTTCTCGTCCAGCACAGGCGCTGCCAGCATGGTATCAAAGATCGTGCCGTTTACTGTGAAGCCGGTGGCTCTGAGCCATCCGAGGTCGTAGGCGGCGTTGTGCATGATTTTGTCTGCGGGCGTAGCCAGGACATCACGCATCCAGCGCTCCACGATACGCTTGTCCAAATTGCCGCCACCAGCATGAGCAACAGGGAAATAGCCAGCCCAGCCATCGACAGCAATGGCATAACCAACAATGTAACCGTCATTCCGAGGCCAGCCCGGGCCCAGGCTTTCCATATTGGGATCAGAGGTTTCGAGGTCAATTGCAATCTCCTTGGCTTCACTGAGGTTGGGGAAAGAGGATGGCGGCAGCCACTCGGAAATCCGAGGGAACATGGGCATTGTTTTATTTTCTCGCTTCATAGTCTGAAGCCTTTCTGTTCGTTCTTTGGCAGCACGATGTGCAGTGTTTGCTTGGCGCGGGTGATGCCCACATACAGCAGACGATTGATGTCGTCCGAGTTCTTGTCGTAGTCCTTGGCAAACCGCGTGGACAGGTCTGACAGCAGCAGCACGTTGTCTGCTTCGCCGCCCTTGGCCCCGTGGATCGTGGACAGCTTGATGGGCACGTGGCCCGTGAGCCGTGTATTGCGGCGCAAGAGCGAGACCAGGTAGTCCCGGCGGTCCTCGCTGATCTTGGTCAGTGCCTTGTGCCAGATTTCATCTGAAAGAAGTCCGTGTTTTTCTTTCAGGGTGTCGAGCGTGAACATGTCAGCCTGGTCGGCCGTGCGCAGCATCTTGTGGCCGTGCTTGATGAAGGCACTGTCCAAGTACTTGTAGATTACTTTAAGCACATGGAAGGGCACCTCACCGCCCTTGCGCAGCTTCTCCCAGCCCAGCACTGCAATGAGGATGCTTTCGCTCACACTGCGTTGTCCGTGGCGCTCAAACAGCAGGCCCTGGCTTTTGATCCAATCATGCATGTCGGTCAGCATGTAATTGGCGCTGGCCAAAATCAACCAGTTGCCGTGCGTGATGTCGACCTGTTGGAAGTCGTTGTAGTAGCTGATGCTGCCCTCTTCTTCGCGGGCCTTCCAGACCTTGGGCTGGCGCTGCTTGATGCGTGTCACCACGCGGTTGGCTAAGGCGTGGATTTTCGAGGGGACGCGGTAGGACTGATCAAGGATTTTGACATCACCCGAAAACCCCAGGAAACTTGCGACGTCGGCTCCGGCCCAAGTGTAGACGGCCTGGTCATCGTCGCCTGCCAAAAAGCAGCGCTGGGCGCGCAACGAAAGTTGCTCGACCAGCCTCCATTGCAAGCGTGACAAATCCTGTGCTTCGTCGATGATCAATGTCTCGAGCTTTGGCAAGCGCTCTGGCTCCAGCAACACATGCTCCAGCAGGTCGGTGAAGTCCAACAAACTGTGGGATGTCTTATAGTGACGGTAGGCGCGCTCAACGTACTCAAAGTGAAACCACTCAATCTCCATCTTGGACAGGTTGTAGTGGGTGCGCAGGTCCATGCCCCGAATGCGGGCGATGTTGATCTCGTTCAGGATCGGGTTGTCGGCCTTGACGGCAAACTCTTCGTCGCCGCTTTCAATGGCCAGCTCGATGCCGGCCTCCAGGGCAAACTCTTTGTAGTGCTCCGGCGACATCATGTCCTTGGTGCTGATGCCAAGGCACCGGTATGCCAGGCTGTGCAGCGTGCGAAAGAACGGGAAGTCCGTGTCGGGGTTCAGATGCGGGAACTTCAGAATAGCCCTGTCGCGCGCTTCGGTGGCCGCCTTCTTGGTGAAAGCAAAGTACCCGATTTTCATTGGGTGCACATCGCCTGCCAGCTCGGTCTCGACAATGCTTAAAAGGTAGGTGGTCTTGCCGGACCCGGGGGGCCCAAACACTTTGGTGGTGCTCATTCGTCATCCTCCTCATCCCATATGTCTTGTGTCCACACCAGCACAGGGGTGTGCTCACCGACATAGGCACCTTCAATGTTGAATTCAATGTATTCGCGGGCATCCTCCGCGTCCATGCCCTCTTCCATAAGGTTTTCCCGGATAACCTCCGCGTCGTAGACAAGCACATTGGTCAATGACTTGTCCCTCCAGATCATGGCCGGGCCGATGATCGCGTTGTCATGTCCATCAATTTTTAACATCAGAATGGGCTCCTGTTGGTGCGTTGTTCAGGGGTCTCGAACGGTGCGTCTTGGCGACTAAAGCGCGGAATCTTCCAGCACCGCGCAGCGCGGTTCTTGAGAAAGAGGCTAATAGGCTCACCGCCCAGGTCACGCAGGCGCTGCGCCATCTTTGGATGCGTCATAACCTTGAAGTTGTTGCGCACCAGGTGCGCTTCAAGGTCCTTCATGCGGAAGTAAGTCTTGGCCTCATCCTCATCTGTCCATGGGCGGCCCATGAGGATTTCGTCGCGGTCCATTGCCTGCTGCAGGTGTGTGCAGAACTCTTCAAGCATGTCGTTGAAGCGGCCGGTGATACTGGTGTCCTCGCTGGCCTCGGTAATTTGCTCAGTCTCCACCATTTCTTTGAGCAGTGCATTGAGCAGCAGCTCCCAATCTTGTTTGCGCAGCGTGGGCGGCAGCAGGTTGAGCTTTTCGACGCAGGCCTTTTGGAATGCGGCTTGAGCAAACAAGCTCTCCGTATCCAGCTCAATGCGTTTGCCGTTGATGTCAAGGAACCACAGCGGAGGCTCGGAGTTGTACTTGGAGAGGGAGGACACCTGGGGCGCATCTGGCCCGTTGGCCCCGATCCCGTGTTTGCGTGTCCTGCAAAGCCCGCTGTTGCAAAAGCTGTTGAGCGGGGAATCCTTGCACTTGTATCGGTATTCTTTTTTGTGCAACTGCTTGACCAGGACTTGAACCTCGTTGTTGGGCAGGGGCGGGGACACATACTTCAGGTTGTGCTCGACCAGGGCATCGTCCCAGTGTATGGGGATGACCTTCTTGAGGTAGATGCCGATGTTAAAAAGCGCGTTGTTGCGTGTGCCTTCGGGCACGCCCTGTGTGCACAGGGCCTGCAGGCATGGGGGCCCGTCCTTGATCGGATGATCTGGGGCCTTTGGCTCTTCTGGGTACTTGAGGTCTGTGGGCTGCACCCACTGCTCGTACAGCTCGTAGAACTCTTCCAGCGTTGCGGCCGAGCCATCATCCTTGATAGCATAGCGCATGGTCTGGTCCCCACCAAAGTACGGCAGGTTCAGGAAGTTGCCGGTGTCGCCACGGTCAACCAGGATTTCGGCTTGTTTGGGAAAAATCTCGCGGCCAGCTTCACCCAAGAGGGCAGCACAGGCCTTGAGAAACCGCTGCATCTCAGCAGCGGGAATGGGTTCTTTGACAAACAGGAAAACGTGCGCGCCGCCGGACTTGCTGCGGCACACAACCATCGGAAGCTCCAGGCTTCGGACCTTTTTTATGAGGCCTAGGTGATCCAGTGGATACTGGTCAATGTCAATACAGCCCCAGATGCAGGAGTTATCTGCCCGGATCGGGATAATTCCCAGACTCGGTTCAACACCTTCAAGGTGCTTGGTCCACAGGTCGTCAATCGGCGGCTTGCGCACCACGACGGCCTTGCCGGCTTGTTTCCCGTCTCCTCGGGATGACTCAATTTTGTATGTTCCATAGGCGATATCCAGGCCGGAAAAGATCGCTTTGAACCTGGTGATGTCGGTCATTTCTTCTTTCTAGTGAGGTGGGGCCTACTCACGCAGGAAGGGGTACCCGTGTATTGCCTCTCATGAGCTACATGAAACGACTCAACTATCAGTCTCCCAAGCACTTTCGGCCCCGAAAATCAGAATGGCGCTGGACCGTTACCGGCTGCTCCAGTTTCACTTTCATGCTTCACCTTCACGTCACCTGCGCCGACCGACTGCGCAAATGTTTTAGCGGCGTTGTACACATCGACAGACTCAACCGCTCCGGTACGCTCGACTTCCCAACCAAACCACTTGCCTTTGTCGTTGGACTCGGCAACAGTGGAGAGCTTGTACAACTGGCTGTACATCGGAGGCGTGAACAAACCGTTCTTGCCAGGCATCTTGACCGACTGCATCATGGAATTCCACTTGCGGCTCTTCTTGAGCTGCGTGGACTTCATGGTGATCAATGCGGGCTCAGGAATGCCAGACTCGCTCACCACCATCACGTAGTAGTTTGCGGTGTTCTCAATGTAGTTGCCATTGTCCAGGTAATCCTTGTTGTCGCCGGGCTCTTTGTGAGTCTTTGACAGGATGTCGCTGGTTGCAGGGTAGATGTGCACAGGTGCACCGCTGCCTTGACCGCGTGGAGTCCACTCGATGTACTGACGCACGTATGCGCAAGGTACAACGGCGATACCTTTCTTGCCGTCATACAGCTCACCCGTAACGGAGTTGAAGATCATGCCTGGGAGGGCACCATCTACTTCACCCACTTCAGGGCTGGTGTTTGTCAGCAAGCGCAGAAAAGGCAATGCATAGTCTTCCTGCGTCATGCCGTCAAAGCCGGCTCCAGCGTCCTGTTCCAGGTCGCTCATGATTGCCAATGCAGTGTTGGCGGCTTGTGCTGCTACTTCGTTTTTAGCCATGATTCACGTTCCTTGTTTAGTTTGATTTGATAACTGCTTTTTGGCCGATGAATACGCCAAAAAGCTCTGTGTCGACGGTTTGACCCTTTTCGACACGTTCCTTCACCCAGGCCTTGAGAGTCTGGGGTTCTATCTTCTGCGCCTGCTCGGCAGGGTAGCCTTGCGTGCCCAGGAGATTTAGTAGACGAACTGAAAGCTCGTCTTCACCGCGCCCGAAACGGACGCTGATAGTGTTTTTGATGATGTCATCAAAGCCGTTATCGCGCAGCCACTGGTACGCTTCGGCCTGACGTGCCTTTGGAATGCTCGCTCCGTAGAACGGCTTGATGTCAATGCTGCTGCCATCTTCCATGACAAACTTCTTCATCCCTGTCTCGGCCATGGCCTCGGGGATAGTCTGCTCGGTGAGCTTGCGGTACTGCTCGTTGCGCTCGCTGAGAACTTCCTCCATCTCAGCAATCTCTTTCTCCAGCATCTTGGCACGCTTGGCAAGCCCAGCAATACCAGATACCTGGTCGTCAGATACCTTCAACGCACCTGCGTCATCTTCAAATATATTCGTAAGACTCATCTAATTCTCCTTTCTTGAACAAATCAACCTCCAATGGAATATAGCGTCTTTCACGCTTGTCCCACTTGAGGCACTTAAAGCGGCCATGATTTTTGCTGGCAGCTACTGCACAGGCAATGCCTATAGCAGAGGGGTCTCCAATGAGGAGCAAGAAGTCCTCATCGGAAAATTTCTCCAACTTACGCTGGATGCGACGAACTGTCGGTACAACTGAGAAAGCAATCTGCGCGTTAGGCGGCAGAATGGTTTCGATCTGGCCGTAGTCCAGAGCGCTTGCTATGTTGTGTTGCGCAGTCTCAGAGACGACGTATACCTTTGGCACTTGAATTTCTCCTTTCTGAATTCGAGGGACCAGTGTACACTATCTTTTCAGGGTCTTGCAACCCCCTGCCAGAAAGCGAGAACACATGAACCAGTTTTTATCGACCTACCCCTTCAAGAACAAGCCTTTTGTACATCAGCAGGCTTACCTTCAGCGCTTCTGGGACTTCCCAGTAGCAGCGCTTTTTGCCGATATGGGCACAGGCAAGAGCTTCATGCTGATCAACAACGTGGCCATGCTCTACGACAAGGGCAAGATCAACGGGTTTTTGATCGTAGCGCCAAAAGGTGTCTATCGCAACTGGTACGACACCGAAATCCCTAAGCATATACCCGAGCATGTTGTTTACCGCATGGCCATTTGGTCACCTTCCCCCAGGAAGGCCGAGCAGCAGGCGATGGACGAGTTGTTCACAGTCACTGAGGACCTCAAAATCCTGGTGATGAACGTCGAGGCCTTCAGCACCGTCAAGGGGACCGCGTATGCCAAGCGCTTTTTGCTGGTGCACAACGCCATGATGGCGATCGACGAGAGCACCACCATCAAGACCCCGGGCTCGGCGCGCAGCAAGAACACCGAGAAGGTGGGCCGTGGCGCGCGGTTCAGGCGCATCGCAACGGGCTCACCCGTCACCAAGAGCCCACTGGACCTGTACCAGCAGTGTGCATTCCTGTCGGATGGCTGCCTGGACGTGAGCAGCTATTACGTGTTCCAGGCTCGCTACGCTGTGACGGTGGAGCGCCAGCTCAACACGCACAGCTTCAAGCAGATCGTCGGCTATCGCCGCTTGGATGAGCTGAAAGCAAAGCTCGACCGCTTTGCCTTTCGCGTGAAAAAAGAGGATTGCCTGGACCTGCCTGACAAGCTCTACGTCAAGCGTGAAGTGGACCTGACGCCTGAGCAGCTCAAGTACTACAACGAGATGAAGGCCTTTGCCATGGCCCAGATTGGTAGTGGCCTGGTGAGCACTGTCAATGCGCTCACTCAACTCATGCGCTTGCACCAGATCGTCTGCGGCCACGTCAAGCTGGATGATGGCACTGTCATTGACCTGCCCAACAAACGCATGGATGAGTTGCTGTCAGTTGTTGAAGAGACGGATGGCAAGCTCATCATCTGGGCCAATTACCGACACGACATTGAAGCCATCAAGCTCGCGCTTTCAAAAGAGTACGGCATGAACGCCGTGGGCATGTACTACGGCGACACGGACATGGACGAACGCAAGCGTGTCTTGGAGGAATTTCAAAAGCCGGACAGCGAGATGCGCTTTTTTGTTGGCAACCCCAGCACCGGCGGCTACGGCTTGACGCTGACGGCCGCCAGCACGATGGTCTACTACAGCAACAGCTTTGACCTGGAAAAGCGCTTGCAGTCCGAGGACCGCGCACACCGTATTGGCCAGACCAAGAACGTGACGTACATTGACCTGATGGCCGTGGGCACCGTGGACGAAAAGATCGTCAAGGCGCTGCGTGCAAAGATTGACATTGCAACCCAGGTACTGGGAGAGGAGATCAAAGCATGGCTCATCTGATTCCTTGGGCAGAGACCTTCGTGTACAAAAAACTCATGAGAATAGACACGTTGTCAGGACGTGTTTATTCATTGCCCAATGGCGTACATGTCCCGTCGGTGACAACGGTGCTGGACCGCACCAAAGACAAGGCCGCGCTTAAGGAGTGGGCCGACAGGATTGGCCAAGCCGAGGCCGATCGCCAAAAGGAGCAGGCGGCATACGTGGGCACGCACATGCACTTGGCGCTGGAACACATCTTAAATGGCGAGCCGTGGTCCGTGACCCCTGACTGGATGGCCATGACGGGCTACGAGATGGCCTTTCGCCTGGCCCGCCGGTACTTCGGTGCGATCTCCGCGATCCACGGTTCTGAGGTGGGGCTGCACTACCAGGACCGCT